GCATTAAGTAGATACCCAACAAATCTTCATCCTTGAGAGTATGATCTGCCAGAAAACTTTTCCAGAGTTCAGGATAAGGGAGTGTATCAAGGGTATGCTCGTCAGACGTAAAGGAAAGATAACTGTCACCAATTGTTTGGGTTCCTCCCCAATAGTTCTTATACTCCTTGTCTGCATTGTCCTCTATAATCTTTTCCAGTTCGGTGTATAGCTTGTGAAGTTCGTCAATGGTGTAGGTAAAGACAGAGCCTGCGTCTGCACGATTCTTGCCAGTAATCTTATTGAATACCTTACTAAGGAACGACTGCGAATCATTCTCTGTTAGGAAAGGATCAGATAGCTTAATGGTCGGAATGTCCCCCGTCTTGTATAGACCGTAACCACCTTCTGCTCCGGGATAGGTTGTAGGAGCAGTTGTATTTGCCTCCTTACTTGTAGAAGAAAAGTCCTTTGTAAGCTGTTTGCTACCTTCCCTAAGCTCAGTCAAAGCGGCTGTTATATAGTCTCCCTTCGTTGTCTGCAAACGTTCGTATGATGCTTTCAGCTGTTCGTAGGGCAACGTAAGCAGTACACGTACAGCCATACTTCGTGTATCAGAAACCTTGGATTTTAGTTTCTTCTCTATCTCCTTGATATCTGTTGTAGTAAATTCTTCCTTGTAGAAGAAGGTCAAGAGGAAGGCAAAGCCATCTTTTTCATAGCCAAAGATATTCTTAACAAGGAACTGGCGACGTGCTTCAGGACTGCCTAAAGGGTAATATTCCTTCATAAAGGTGTATAAAGGTTTCTTTTTCTCATCCTCTTGGCTATAGTTATAATATCTTATGAAATGCACTCCCCAGTTAGGCATCTTCTCAAGAAGAATATGGTCAATCGTTTCCTGTGTCTTCATTTGGCTGGCAAGTACCCACAGAGCATTGATGAAGTGTTCGCGTGAAAGACGGATATTGAACCATTCAAAGCCTTTGAAAGTGAAGTCCGTGTTATTCTTAACCTCCTTCTCCCATTTCGCAATCTCATCAAAAAACTTTTGGTAAAGTTCACGTTGCTTTCCCGAAACGCAGTCAACCTTTCCATATTCATACCTCTCCTCCCTGGCTGTACAACTTAATTGTTCTATGAAGAAAGCCTTTGTGAAAGGATCATCCAGATGCTTTGCAAAGAACTCGAAGTGGTCAGTAACTTTGAAATGACTTGAACGGTCAAGATAGTAGATGGCTGTAATACGGTTCTGGAGAGGGGTGTCGCCATCAATTAACTGTAAGGCATCACGCTGTGCAATACTGAAATCCTCAGCACCAGCCGTATATAAAGCAACGTAAACGAGTAGTGCATTCGGACCCGTATAGGCTTTTACTCGTTCCTCTGGGTGAGTCAAGAACAGATGAATGCCCTCGAAGATAGTCTTGATATCCTTGTCGGAAACAGACTCATAGCCGATACCAACCCACGTCTGAACAGATCGTCTAACGGAACTATAACGCAGAAGTCCTTCTTCGGCAATGACATCCAGCATTCGTTTGTAGAATGACAGGCTATATTCATTACCACATTCTACGATACTCTGGCGCAGACCCTCCTGTAGTTTTGCAGCCCTCAGCACGTTGAGGAGGAGCGTATGCAACTCTTCGTTATTATTAGATTCTATGGCTGTGATGAGGCTTTGCGTAAGGATTCCGACGTTGTTTTCACTGGTCAGTACCTCTTTTACTGCCTCAATAGTTTCTGATTTTCCCTGCTGGATGGCAGCTGTAAGTACAGGAGTAAATGAAAGGTAATAGCTGGTTATATCAGGGTATTGTCCACGGATTAGCTCGTCAATTGTGAGACCGTAGGAAGCTGCGGCAAAGAAGGCGCGCATTGTGTCAGATATATCATATGCTATCTCCTGTAAATCAATGTCTTTTCTTACATCTATACGATAGATACCTTTCGTATGAGAGAATTCTTCGAGGTGTTTCAAATGTAGTTCTAAAAGCTGAGAATAGTCCTTTGGAAGAATGTGAGGGAGGTTTGCACCTGCAGAAATAAGTTCTTTAATGGTACGGAAAGGAAGCTTCTCTTCGTCATAACCTTTGTAAAAAACATTTCGGTAGTAATTGAATTGATAGTCTTCTTCCTTGCATGAGTTTACAAATCTTTTCTCCCACATATTGCATTGGGATAGGTTGATGCTATTGATATATTGCTGACAGTGTTCCTGTAACTCCTTCTTTGTTTTCATATTTTATTCCTTTCAATAAGTTTTTAGATGGTAAAAGTGTTCCGCCAATACGAATTTGCTGGTTGAAAAGACTTATAAAGTAGTGATCTTTGCTGAATCTAATACTTTTCCCCTCACAAGTTTCTCTCTAAGTTTAACCTTAAAAATAAAGACCTGTGAGCATTGTGAGTCTGAGAAAGATGACTTCTGTTCCTTGGCAGAGGGTGATAGGGGCATTCCATTCCGTTACTTCTTCATCATTGATAAATACTCTGAAGAGACCGTCATCGTATGCTTGCTTTGTTCGTTCCATCGCTTTTGCCATTGTGTCGTGGTTTTCGCCATAGTTCTCAGCAAAGCGGATGCGTCCTTCCTCAGCCTGTTCGGCAATCTCACTGTCGGACAAAGCGTGGTTCTCTTTTGGAGTCTGCGCTTCTGTTAAGCCTTTTTGGGTTAAGATATAGAGTAGGGTCCCGAGCGTATTGGCGGTTTCATCAATTTCTACAAGGTGCCTTCCTAATTCTTTTCTACTGCCCAACTTCTTTTTTATAATGTATATATCCATTCCGTTTAGGTATTTCTTCCTTTTGCAAATATAGGAAATAATTGGTAAACAAATGAATATTATTCCATTTCTTTGGCTGTGGAGGGTTTAAGGTTTTTGATAATTACAAGAAAGGGTATTAGTTATGTTTGGAGGTGAACTGAACACATCTATTTGGGGCATGAGGATATTTCGTGGATAAGTAGTTTTTGAGTCTTAATGTATGGTACGTGATAACAAGCTTTATTTATCTTATTAACCGTATTTTACGCATGTCTCTTTCTTACTTCTCTTTGGAAGTGATTGTTGTTTTGGAGTGAGGTGGAGGAAGATGCTGCTTTATGTTTCGAAATCGTTTTAAATTTGCTGTCACTACTATCACATGAAGTTGTTGTATAACTATTTAATTATCAGTAAGTTTATACGAAATGTTAAAAGTGATAGCAAACTAAAATTTAAATATCTACTGTTCCCATGTTCCATCAGTTTGAATTCAGTTTTTAAATACAGTTGGTTTGAAAGTTGCCATACTCGCTAAATGTATGCTAAATACTTTTATTATTACTTGTGGGGAATATGTACTACTTGTCGTATCTTTGCATAGTGGCAGTGATGTACAAAAGAAAAAGCGGAGGTCTTTAAAAGACTTCCGCTTAATTCTTGAAGGGTGGGTGGTGGGATTCGAACCCACGACATTCAGAACCACAAGCGGAATATCTTGCACGTGTAATATTCTGATATATAGCGATTTTATCATTTGTTACTTATGCCCTGCTAAATATATGCTAAAGTTTCTTCATACAACCGAGTACTTGAAATACGTGCGTAATCAGCTTTACAGGAATATCCTGTGGCTGATATTCTTCTGACTTATTGACTGGAACAAGATGGAGGTAGTCATCACCCTTTGGTGACTTGGTAACGAGTTTTACCGTACGCATATCCTTTGTGACAATACCATACACCTCTCCATAGAGTAGGAACTCTCGCCAATCGTTAAGCTGCTTAATGGCTATTATATCACCATTTGAGATTAACGGCTCCATTGACTGACCCGATATGTTGCACCAGCAATCCGCATCTTCATACTTCTTGAAGTCTATGAGATATTCAGGGTTGACCGTCTGATCATTGATAATAATGTCGAAACCTCCTAAGAAGTCAACGTTATAGTATGGCTTACCCTGCGAGTAGCTGATTGTAGGTGCGCCTTCTAATGCGGTTACTCTTTCTCCGAGTTCTGATATTTCCTGCGAGTTCTCCTTGTTGCAACCTTGATAGTACATGCGGTTGTCGTTGTTTATCGTCCCACTATTGTTAGCATTGTTGGCATCGCCAGACTGAGTTATGTCACCAGTGAGAAACATAGGACCTTCACCGATAAGAATATAGTCTGGGTTCACTTGCTTATACAATCGGGATAACTCCATTACTATATCTGTACTAATGGTATTCCTTCCCTTTCTTGCATTCGTCAACTTTTGTTGAGTAACAAGATTACTTTGTTTACTTAGTTTATATCCGCTAACGTCCAGAGTGTCAAGGACTTTAAAAAAGCGTTTAGTTTTTTCTTCCATATTTTTCTGTTTTTATTTTGTTAATACAGGATTATGTAGTATCTTTGCAATCGCATTTGGTCAAGAAATGCGACTGACATCGCTAAATTTTCCCATTTAGGGAGTTTAGATATTTCACCTCTGTAAGGCTTGACCACTTGCAGAGGTTTTTGTTTTACCTCAATTCCACGTTTGACGGCTAAATACACCTTGGCGTGGTCTTATTTACTTTCTCAAAAGGGTGCATGGAGAAAGACGCAGGACTTGAGTATGGATGCGTGCAGGCGGTGATAATACCGAAAAGCCATACGACACTTACAGAGATTATTCCTTTGAAGTGTGCCGAGCGACCGACTGATAACGTTCAGCAGAGCAAAGGCAAGTCCCCGGCACCAATCATAAATAGTTGGTGGGTAAGGGGAAACTCTGCCTTACTCCCTCCCTCCTCCATTAGCAGTTTAATTATTTATATTATAGTTTGGGCGATTTTTTTATGAATGAATTAAGAATTTTTGAAAACCCACAATTTGGGAAAGTTAGAACGGCAGGAACAACGGACAATCCATTATTTTGCCTTGCCGATGTGTGTAATGCTCTCGGACTGCAACAAGGGCACGTAAGGGAGCGACTTGATAAGGAGGTCGTTTCAACCGAACCCCTTGTAACGGCAGGAGGTGTACAAAATGCGAACTTCGTAAACGAAGACGGCTTGTACGATGTGATACTTGACAGTCGTAAACCCGAAGCGAAAGCCTTTCGTAAATGGGTTACTAAGGAGGTTTTGCCGTCAATACGTAAACATGGTGCGTATATGACTGATAATATCATAGAACGCACATTAACCGACCCCGACTACCTTATCCAGCTCGCTACGGCTCTCAAAGACGAAAGACAGAAACGTATAGAAGCAGAACAATCCGTAAAAGCTGCCCAACCTGCTATTACCTTCACAAAGGCGGTCAGCGGTTCTGTTTCTTCCTGCTTGATTGGTGAACTCGCAAAGCTAATCAATCAGAACGGCACTCCTATGGGAGAAAAGCGACTTTTCCAATGGATGCGAGATAACGGCTATCTCGGCACGAAAGGAGAACGCTACAACATTCCTAATCAGAAGTATGTTGATATGGGCTTATTTGAACTCAAAAAGGGTGTGAGAAGTGGTAACAACGGTGTACTACACACGACTATCACAACAAAAGTGACTGGTAAAGGTCAGATTTACTTCGTAAACAAGTTCAACACCCATTAGAAATCGGTTGTTTCAATAAGTCAAAGAACGTTTTTGTATGAAAAAGAAAAGTATAATCAATCCACTTCCAAAGGAAGTATGTAATTATATGGCAGGTAGCATCACCGATTCTATTCTCCAAGATTTGAAACGAGAGAGAGAACGTCGCTATACTTATCAATATTGCCTATCCCATGAATGCTCAAGACAAGTTTCAATAAATCTTCTTTCCTTTTCTTGTTTACTTTTATTTTTGGCGGTTCTGTTATTGTTGATAATAGCATTTCTACAAGTGCATTACACTCTTTGTATTTAGCTATCTCGGAATATTTTAATATAGCATTTAGAGTATGGTTTATATACCAAAAACCAAGCCCCAAAGGCTCGTTATTAGTAAGGAGATATGCGTATAAATATGCGAAGTTAAACTCTAATGCAGCCGAGTCGGCAGTTGTATTATTGTTTACACGCAATATCAAATCACTCAGTACTGCTTCGTTTTTTGACAATTCCTCTTTTTTCTTGTTGAAGTCTATTACTGTGTATATATTCCATCCTATCAATATAGTAACGAGTAATGATAATATGCCTACTATCACACCTATGTAATCCAACCCACTTGTGCAAGGGTGTGAATTGCATAGCGATATAATACTTAGAATTAGTGAAAGCAATACAAGCCCATATATAGCTAATCTTTCTGCTTCTAATCTTTTCATATTCTTTATATAAGGTGTATTTGCAAACGAACCTTTCGCAATGTTAAATATTAGTTAAACACTAAATAAATCTGTATTATTCTTTGGTAGTACAGAAATCTTTAGTACCTTTGCACTGTAAACAGTTTAGTACAACAGCAAAGGTAAACCTTTTAGTTGAGAAATGCAAGCGTTTACAGCGATTTTTGAACTATTGAGACAAAAAGATATTGAAAATGAAAAGCTGCAAGATAGACTAACAATCCGTGACCTTGCAGATGGCAGAAGTAAATATAGAACTTAAATAACGCTACGAAAACCCTCTATACGTAAGAGAGTAGGCAGGTTAGGGGTCTGTCTCGCTAAATGAATATATAACGCACACTGCGAATGAAATAAGGTCGCTACTATTCGATTAGGGTGTGCGTACGAATGAACTAAAAACTGATTGATTATGACAAAAGAAGAGTTAGATATTCTCAAAGAGAAAATCGTTGATGAGTTGAATTGGGCTATGGACTCACGAAAAGATGCCATTGATATAATGGTAGACGTAGATGAGAATAATGAAGATACGTTATACGCTAACATTAGGGCTAAGTTCACTTATGATGGCTATTATGATAGCGATGTTGACTATTATGAGACGACATCAATAGACTGTTCTATCGTAGATTTAGAGCTTTACGAGAACAATAAGAGAGTTGATACTCCTAAGGATTTTTTAAATGAAATAGAGAGAGAAGTAGCATGATACAGATATTTATGGCATTCGGTGCATTAACTTGCACCGCTGCTGTTGCTAAATACATTTGGCAGGCAAAAGGGTGTTTTAAAGTGGTTTTTCACGATTTAAAAGATGAATGGTATGGCAGAAGATGATAGAAGTCTTTTCGATATTTTCGAAGACATAAAGGCGTTAGAAGAGGATTTCTTGATTGAAGCTGAAAAGTTCAAGAAAGATTATCAGTCGAAGAAGTTGAATTTTGATTTTCTTAATAGTATTATTTCGTAATATATTTGAATTATTGTTTAAGGTTACCTACGGTTCGTGAGAATAGTAGGGTTTTACCCCACAAAGGGCGTTTAACGCATTTTGTATGGTTCGATTCCACACGTGGGGACAAAGTTATAATCAGGTTAGTAGTTTTAATCATGGTCACTCCTCATGGTTCGTGAGAATAGTGAGGATTTTAAGGGCATCTATGGTAGTTTAGTGGGGTTCGATTCCTCAATGCCCACGAAACAAAAAAGAAGAATATGGAAAGAACACTAAAAGATAGAAAGTACAGTATTACTGGACTTTTCAAGCATATCGGGGCAGGTAATAAGCTACATGTCCCATTGAGTTGCTACACTGCCAATTCAGTAACTACCGAATGCACAAGGCAAAACCGATATGAGGGTTGCGACCCTATGAATAATAAATTTGCCACTACCAAGAAAGAGAAGGTAGGGCATATAACTATCATTCAGAGATATTGATGAATAATCTTACTATTTCTGAATTGGGCGGTATCATTGCTGATTTCGTCCATGTTGGATATAACCTTGCTATTAAAGATTATGACCCACCACAAGACAAACTAAGGCTGTCAGAATTCAAGAAATGGCTTAAATTCAGAAAGATAGATTTTAAGACGTTTCAAGAATTAGAGAAACAAGGGCTAATCCATGCTCGCAAAGGTGAGGCGATAAACTCTCCTTTATATTACTCAAAGAAAGAGATACAAGAAGCATTTGCGACAATGAGATTAAACCGATTAATAATAACTAATGAATTAAAGGATTATGACATTGATTAGAAAGGCATCGGAATTGAGTATTCCGAACACAATCAAGATGATGATTTACGGACAAGCTGGTATGGGTAAGAGTACGCTTGCCCTTTCGACACCTAAGCCTCTACTATTGGACTTCGATAACGGTGTTAAGCGTATCAATATGTCTCATTTGGAAGGTATTGATACCGTACAGGTCGGTAGTTGGCAAGACGTGAAAGATGTGCTACAAGAGGATTTGTCAGCGTATCAGACTATTGTCATTGACACTATCGGTAAGATGATGGACTTCATCATTACATATAAGTGTGGTTCTCGTCAACCTCAGATAAGAGACTGGGGCGGCATCAATCAAGAGTTTTCATGGCTTACTCGAACAGTAGGAAGCCTTAACAAGAATGTTGTATTTGTCGCTCATCGTGACACTCGTAAAGAGGGTGATGACACAGTCTTTATTCCTGCTCTACGTGAGAAGTCCTACAATGCTATTGTTACTGAACTTGACCTGCTCGGGTATCTCGAGATGAGAAACGATAACGGACGACAGATGCGCACGATTACATTTGACCCTACAAGTCGTAATGACGGCAAGAACACGTGTAATCTACCTGGTGTTATGACCATTCCTACCATTGTAGATGCACAAGGTAAGCCGACGGCAAAGAACGACTTTATCGAACGTTCTGTTATTGCCCCTTATCTTGGTATGCTCTCTGCAAAGGAAGATGAAATCAAGAAATATAACGCTCTCTTGTCAGAGATTGAAGATGGTATTTCTCAAATCACAGATGCACAGAGTGCAAATTTCTTTACAGAGCATATCAATGACTATAAACACGTAGGCAGTTCATTAATGAAGGCTCGCTCGTTGTTCTCTGCAAGGGTGAAAGAGCTTGGTCTGGTGTACAACAAAGACACAAAGGCTTATGAAGACAAAGCAGCCTAATTATAATATTTATCCATCTTTGCTTGATGCCTATCAGCAATATGTGGATAGTGACATTATTTGGGAAAAGTATTGGGGGTTCTGTGACACGCCCCCACATACTCCCGAAGAGTTCCACGATATGCAGTTTCAATCTGTTATTGACCGCATAAACAGAGTACCTTATGACAATGAAGCTGTTGCAAAGGGTACGGCTTTCAATGAGGTTGTAGACTGCATGATTGAGCATCGTAAGTCTGACAAGATAGAAATTGAAAAGGTCTATGATGCAGAAGCGAAAGTTATAGGACTTAATGCAAAGATAGGTGAACGTGTCTTTTATTTTCCTATCACATTGTGTAAAGAATTTGCCGATTACTATCAAGGCGCAGTAACGCAGAAATACGTTGAGGGTATTCTCTCGACTGCTTTTGGAGAGGTGAAACTCTATGGCTTCATTGACGAGTTATTGCCTTTGTCTGTACACGACATCAAAACGGCAAGCCAATATAGCGTAGGAAAGTACAAGCGCAATAATCAGCATTTGGTTTACCCATTCTGTTTGTTACAGATGGGTAATGATGTAAGGACTTTCGAGTATAATGTTGCGGTGATTGGAAAGTATAACTATGAAACATTTACCGAAAGCTATGAGTTTAATCCGAATAGAGACATTCCTATACTTCAGAAGAGGTGTGAGGATTTCATTCGGTTTGTGAATGAAAATAGAGAATTGATAACAGACAAGAAACTATTTAACGAACCATAATATGGATTTACAAGGCAGAGTAATAGCTGTACTTCCACCACGAGAAGGCACTTCTGATCGTGGACTATGGAAGTCACAAGAGTATGTTATTGAAACGCATGAACAATATCCAAAGAAGATGGTTTTCAACGTCTTTGGTGCAGATAGGATAGAGCAGTTTTCAATCAAGTTGAATGAGGAAGTTAAGGTTAGTTTTGATATTGACGCTCATGAATACAATGGACGTTGGTTCAATAGCATTCGTGCATGGGGCATTCAGCATTTGCTATCTAATATACCACAGCAACAATATCAGCAGCCCGCACAACCTACCTATCAACCGCCACAAGTAGAAGATAATACACCATTCTAATGATATATAATCTTTCTTCCCCACTTGATAAGGCTAACTTCCTGCTTCGTGCTAAGAAGTTAGCCGAGAGTGGGGTAATCGTAGACTTGACCGAGAAAAAGCCAAGAAGAAGTTTATCACAGAATAAGTATCTGCACGTTATCCTTGCTTATTTTGGTGCGCAGACTGGTAATACACTTGAATGGGTCAAGCAGCAATATTATAAGAAACTTGTAAACCCCGACTTATTTATCCGAGAAAAGGAAGATAAGTATTTGGGCAATATAAAAGTTCTTAGAAGCAGTGCCGACCTTGATACAAGTGAATTTAGTTTATCAATAGAAAGGTTCAGAAATTGGGCTGCACAAGAAGCAGGTATATACATACCATCGGCAGATGAGGCAATACTCATTCAGCAGATGGAGATAGAAATAGAAAGGAGTAAGGATTTTTTGTAACTCATAATTTTAATAGTTTATTTTCACAGCCTCACAGCGGTGGGGCAAAACGATGTATGGTGTAATGGTAGCACAACAGATTTTGGTTCTGTCAGTGGTGGTTCGAGTCCGCCTACATTGACTAATACGGCATGGTGTAATAAATCCGAAGTTAGGAAGTGTACAATCCGATGAGGGTGGAGCGCAAAAAGGAAATCAGTAAAGGCAGAAAAATTCGCGAATAAGTATGGCTTGAAAATTTCCGAAGTAGCGTCTTGCACACCACGATGGACGTGGAGGTTGACATGATTGTTTGTCTGCCGTATATTTTGCGCATCTAGTACAGGAATGGTAGACCTGAAAGATAATGGCATGTAGATAGAAACTTGCCCCGATGTGGTTCGATTCCACAAGTGCGCACAAAACAAAATCACTATGTATTATTTGAAGAAGAAAAAAACAGATAAACCAAAGAAACGGCAAGCAAGCCAAGCTACTTTGGTTAAGAAACTGGACAAGGTTTTTAGTCAGTATATCAGATTGCGAGATGCTTTCCCCAACGGCACATTCAGGTGTATATCGTGTGGGAAGATAAAGCCATTTGAGCAAGCTGATGCAGGACATTACCACAGCCGCAGACATATGAGTACTCGCTTTGATGAAGAAAATGTTTCGAGCGAATGTAGGGCTTGTAACAGATTTTCAGCCGACCACCTTATCGGGTATCGTGAGAACCTTATCAAGAAGATAGGAACACAGCGGTTTCAGTTATTAGAAGTTAAAGCACACAGTACAAAGAAGTGGTCTTGCTTTGAACTTGAACATCTGATTAAGTATTATTCAGTATTAGTAAAGAAATTGAGCGAAGAGAAAGGGATAAGGATATGATGTATAAACTTCGTGACTACCAACAAAAGGCTTCCGATACAGCAGTAGCCTTTTTTAATGATAAGAAAACAAAGTATAACGCTATAATGGTGTTGCCTACTGGTAGCGGTAAGTCGCTTGTGATAGCTGACATTGCAAATAGACTGCAAGGACATACGCTTGTCTTTCAACCGTCAAAAGAAATACTTGAGCAAAACTACAAGAAGCTATGCTCCTATGGTGTACTTGACTGCTCTGTTTACTCGGCTTCATTCAATTCAAAGAATATAAGCCGTATTACATTTGCAACGATAGGCAGCGTGATAAGACACACGGATGACTTTCAGCACTTCAATAACGTAATCATAGATGAGTGCCACTTTGTCAACGCAAAAGGTGGTATGTATGAAGAATTTATCCACGCCACGGGGTGCAAGGTGTTAGGGCTTACCGCCACTCCTTACAGATTAAGTTCAAGCAGCTTTGGCGCAATGCTAAAGTTCCTTACTCGTACCCGTCCGCTGATATTCTCAAAGGTTATTTATCAAGTGCAAATATCGACTTTACTTGATATGGGCTTTCTTTCAAAGATAGATTACTTCCAAATGAACCCATTAGGGTGGGATGAGAATAACCTGCAAGCAAACTCAACTGGTGCTGATTATACAGATAAATCAGTAGAGGCAGAGTATAATAGAATTGACTTCTACGGCTATTTAGTCAGTATTGTGAAACGACTACTTTCGCCAAAACGTGGCGGAGCAAGAAAAGGCATATTAGTCTTTACTCGCTTTCTGAAAGAGGCTGAACGACTGACGCAAAGCATTGAATGCTGCGAAATGGTATCGGGAACAACACCAAAAGCAGAGCGTGAACGCATATTGAATGACTTTAAGAGTGGTAAGATAAAGGTCGTTGTGAATGTAGGAGTATTGACAACAGGATTTGATTATCCAGAACTTGATACGGTGGTTATGGCACGCCCTACGATGTCGCTTGCCATGTACTATCAGATAGTAGGTAGGGAGATTCGACCATATAAGGATAAACAAGCGTGGTTTGTAGACCTTTGCGGAAATATTAACCGATTTGGCAAGGTTGAGGACTTGAAGCTCATTGACACCAATGATAAAGGCAAATGGGCGGTGTTCAGTAATGGTAAACAATTAACAAATGTGATATTTCAATAATGAAAGATATAGAGATTTACAATGATAGCTTCCAAAACTATAAATCGTATCAGATACCAAAGGCGCAACTAATACTTACAGATGTTCCTTACAATCTCGGCAATAACGCCTATGCGAGCAACCCTACTTGGTACGAAGGTGGCAATAATAAGAATGGAGAAAGTGAGAAAGCTGGCAAGAAATTCTTTTCTTCGGAGAATGAATTTAGACCTGCCGAATTTATGCACTTCTGTTCAAAAATGCTGATAAAAGAGCCAAAAGAAGCAGGGAAAGCACCTTGTATGATATTGTTTTGCGAATATGAACAACAATTCCAATTTATTGAATTAGGAAAGAAATATGGACTTATGCACTATATTCCTTTGGTCTTTCGCAAGAACTATTCGCCACAGGTATTAAAGGCGAATATGAAGATTGTAGGTAATTGCGAATATGGACTACTTCTTTATCGTGATAAATTGCCAAAATTCAACAATAATGGACAGATGATTTTTAACTGCATGGAATATCCGCGAGATACAAGTACTCTAAGAGTGCACCCTACACAGAAGAGCGTACCACTACTTGAAAGGTTAATCGAAATATTCACAGATAAAGGAGATGTAGTTATAGATCCTTGTGCAGGCAGTGGAACGACCTTGTTAGCTGCGGCTAATCTTGAAAGAAAGGCATATGGCTTTGAAGTGAATAGACAATTCTGCAAAGACGCAGAAACCAAAGTTCTAAGACGGATACAGAAAAAAATATTTATCTAAATGATAAAACTTGATGACAAGTTTACAATTCGATATTCCCCCCACGAGCAGCTTGTAATGTTACGGCTAATCGTGGGGGCTGACGATGACGGCATTTCACGAACGAGCTATCGAAACCTTGCAAATGATTGCGGATTGTCCCTACAAACTTGTAGGAATGTTTTATCCTCACTTGCTAACAAAGGAGATATAGACACGATTGCCAACCCGAAAGGGACATTCTTTGTGGTGAATAAGTGTGATGATTATCGCTTTGGCAAGAAGAAAACCAACGAGCAATCAAAGCAGGTTTTAACGTCCTTACAAGCAAAATGTAAAGAGCGTGAGAAAGCGTTTGAAAAGAGCCTTATCCCTTTTGTTTCTTCACGTGGTGGCACTTATGAGCCTACGATGATACGTGCTTTCTTCAACTATTGGACTGAAAAGAACAAATCAGGAACCAAGATGCGCTTTGAACTTGAAAAGACGTGGGAAACCGCAAAACGATTGCAGACGTGGGCAAGTAGGGAAAAAGTACAAAAGAGTACCACTACCCTTAAATCATCTGAAATGAACTACGATAAAGATAGTGATTGGTAAATGGAACAAATAGACTTCAAAACCGCCATTGAGCGGTTACGAGATACAACGTATAAGTCACTGCCCGACAAGGTGCAAATTAGCATACCAAATGCAGAAACGCACCTTAAAGGAGGATTAAAGTACTTTTGCGGTGATGCTGCAAAGTGGAACGCTGACTATGAGAAGATAGTTCAGTGGCTCACTGATAACAAAGGTAAAGGCTTAATGCTTGTTGGAAATTGCGGTGTTGGTAAATCGCTGATAGGTATGAGGATTATTCCTTTACTTCTCTATCACTACTACCGCAAGGTGGTAACAATCTGCACGGCAAATGAACTCAACAAGTCACCCGATGATATTATCCGATATCACATTATCTACATTGACGACGTGGGCACAGAGGACGTTTCAAACATATACGGCAACAAGCGAGTACCATTTGCAGAACTCGTTGATGCAGCGGAAAGGGACGGAAAGTTACTAATGTTCTCTACCAACTTAGACGAAGACCATTTGAAAGCTAAGTATGGAGACAGAGTGGTTGACAGGCTTCACGCTATCACAAGAAGAGTAACGATAACGGGTGATTCAAACCGAAAGTAACTATGTCGAATAATGTCAATGCAGACTACGCCTATTGCAGGGGTGTGGGCTGTGAATTAAGCAACTACTGCAAGCGGTATCTTCCAGACCCTCCCGATGCTTATATGTGGTGGGTGCAGGAGAAGTACCAAGAAGATACTGGGAGGTGTCCTCACTTCGAGGAGAATTATAAAGATAACTAAACCAAATCAATATGACACAGAAAGAAATTGAAAAAGCGAACTGCTTTTTGAAGCTGAAGTATAACATCTTTCACGCTGATTTAATTACACGTGCGATGCAAGATGAAAGTATATCCGTAAGGCAATTTGAGATTGGATGCTATCTAATTGCCATTGCGGAGCAACAAGATAAGGACGAGTTTGTACCTAAAGGTTGGGAGGAAGTGTAAAGTGTATTCATTTTCAAAGTAAATAACTAAAACGAAAAAATCAATATGGAAGAAAAGAAAATTATCGCCTACAAAGGCTTTGACAAGAACTTGAAGTGTAGAGGATTTCAGTACGAGGTTGGCAAAGAGTATGAAATGAGCGGAAGAATTGCGTGCTGTGAGAGAGGATTTCACGCCTGCGAATCTCCATTAGAGGTGTTTGACCACTACGATATGCTTAACTCTCGTTTTGCAGAGGTAGAGCAGTCTGGAGAAATTGATAAGGAAGAAAATACAACGAAAGTTTGCTCCTCAAAGATTAAGGTAAAGGCTGAGCTGAAATTAGCTGATATGATTAACCTTGGAGTTGAGTGGATAAAAGATGTCACTTCGCCATCTAAGCTAAAGAAAGAGACGGACTTAAATGATAACGGTAACAATTCTGCTCAGATTGGTTCAAGTGGTTACTCTGCTAAGATTGGTTCAAGTGGTGACTCTGCTCAGATTGGTTCAAGTGGTTACTCTGCTCAGATTGGTTCAAGTGGTGACTCTGCTCAGATTGGTTCAAGTGGTTACTCTGCTAAGATTGGTTCAAGTGGTGACTCTGCTAAGATTGGTTCAAGTGGTTACTCTGCTCAGATTGGTTCAAGTGGTGACTCTGCTAAGATTGGTTCAAGTGGTGACTCTGCTCAGATTGGTTCAAGTGGTGACTCTGCTCAGATTGAGAGTACAGGCGAACACTCTGTTGTAATGGCTGCTGGTAACAATTCTATTGCCAAAGCTAAGATAGGAAGCTGGATAACACTTGCGGAATGGGATTGCATCAATAGAGTCTGGACTCCTATCTGCGTAAAAACAGAGCAAGTAGATGGCGAACGTATCAAGGCTGATACATTCTACAAACTGGTTAATGGTGAATTTAAGGAAGTCGAGGAATAGAATGAAAGAAAAGAAAGATTTAGCAGAAAAATATCTTACAAAGGCACAAGAGAACGCTATTTACTTCAAAGATATAAATTTCTTTAATGGACCTTTGTATCAGGAAAACGACATCAAGGCTGCTTTCAACGCAGGGCGTGAGAGCGTAGTGGAGAGTTTGCCTGAATTGGAGTGGAAAGGGTATGCGCCTTTCATACATGCAGCTACTCCTATTGGTAGATATAACATTGACAATTTCGGAATATGGTTATTACGCTTTAACGGAAAGGAAATTCCACTCTCTACTGGTAGCTCTTTAGAAGAAGCCAAGCTGGCAGCCAACGAGGACTATAAGAAACGAATTAAACAAGCATTGGGGTTATGACAATATTAGAATTACAAAAGAAACTACAAGAAATGTACGAAAAGTACAGAGATGTTGATGTGGTTATTGAAGATACAGATTGGACTGGTGTTGAAAAATATCATTACGGAATATTTAAGGTAGAAGAAGCAAAGAACAACGGCAACATTGTGGTTGCATTAATAAATAGTTGAAGTTATGAACAGAGATAAAAAAATAAGGAACGCTGCGCTTAGATATACTAACGAATATGATTATTTTAATTGTAACCTTGGTGATGTCGAATGTGGATTTGAGGATGGCGCAAAGTGGGCAGACGAGCATCCTATAAATCCTTGGCACTCTGTGAAAGCTGGAGAGTTGCCACAAGCAGGAAAGGTCTGTATGTTTGGCTATCAAGGGAAGCTATACAAGGGGTTCATGTACGAGGACGGAGCATTACACTTTGATGATGAGTTTCCCCCAATGCTCGACATAAACGAATTGGACTATTGGATGGAAATGCCCGAGTTACCAACAGAGTAAAAGGAAGAATTATGAACGGAATAACAATAAATGATAAGCAGTACATCTTCCTCAAAACAAATAAGTCTGTCGATTGCCGCAAGTGCGATTTAGACGATGATGAGGTATGCAAGAACAGTGTGATATGCGAATCTTTCCACTACTTGCTACATGGTAGTGAGGGGTGCGGAGTGTTTAAGGAACTAAAAGAAGAAAAGTAATGAGAGAAAAAATTATCCAATTAAGCGAGTATGATTATAATCAGCTTCAAGAAAAAGCTGACTTGAACGACAGTAAAATCCGTGACTTGGCAGAGAAATATTACCAAGAACGTGGCGTGTTCCGAATAGATATAAGAACGGAACTTCAAGATAAATACAATGGAGATACAGTTTTCTCTACCAATGTATTCTCACACGAGAATGGCTTGTACAAGAACGATGAATTTAGTCCTATCATCACAGAGAAAGGTCGCAGGAAGATAGAAAGGATATTGTCTGATGCTTGTATGGAAACCTTTAAGAATAATTTTGGTGATGCTGTTAAATTCAAAAATAACTATGCTAAAGCATTGGAGAGTTTTTCTTTAGCAAAATGGATTGCATTTACAATAGCGTTCAGCGGATGGGGAGTTGCAGCAGCATTTATATTGCATCACTTTTTTAACTAAACAACATGGGTAGAGAAATTACTAAAGTTTCCCACCCAAATAAATAGATAGAAAAATAACAGTTTGTCGAATTTTCTTTGTAAATTAGTAATCGCTAAAG